AAAGATGGTAAATATAATGACCAATTTGAAAGAGAAAATCTAGAAATTGAAATACTAGAGATTAAAGTCAATATGAGCAATATACAAAATTCAATAACTGGGGCCATTAGAAAGATGAATTTCTTTACCAACCAGTATAAAAGTATTTTGAAAAAGCTTGGTAAAGAAGATATTACAGAAGAAGAGTACGAAAAGGAAGAATCCAATTATCATGTCATGACCTGTATGAAACAGGGCTTGAATGCTGCAAGAGCAAGAGGTGGAGTCATTGATGAAGGGAACTTGATTTATCTCTTTGATATGGGTATAAACAGTGCTCAGGCACAAGCTGAAATCTATGCATATCTTAAAATGGAAAATGATATGATGGCTGAAGGCAAAGTGCCTACTCATGAAATGACCATGCAATGGTTAGAAGCGTGCGCGGCTAAATTTTCTAAAGATGCAGAAGCATTTGCAGAACGCAGAGGATTTAAGTTGTACGACGAAGAGTCGCTTAATACAAAACTAATAGATAATAAGGACAAAACAAATGGCAAACAAGATAATAAAGTATAACCTGACTGCTAGTGGAACTGTTCCAACCTATATTGACGATGGAGGTTATTATCCAAAAGCAAATAGTAATGCTTCCCCTCAAGACCTGGATTTAATTGGTGCAACAACTAATGGATCTAGTGAAACAGCACTTGGTGAACTTGCAAATAAAGCAGCTGTAAAATCATACTTAGATACTTACACATCTGAATGGAAACAACGTGATGCAGATGGTAACGAAGAAGATTTTGATCAAGACGCAGCAGCTACATATGTTTGGACTAAAAAAATATCGTAAGGAATTTAAATGGCATATATTTGGAATATTCAAAAACAAAGGAGAGCAAATACACGGTCTGGTGGAACGAGAGGTTTTTTTGCAGCTGGTCATGACACACCAGGACCCGCTGGTAAGTCAATAGATTATATTACTATTGCTACAACAGGGGATGCAGCAGACTTTGGAGATTTAACTGGAGATAGAACTGCTCTCGGATCAGCTGCAGCAAATTACACAAATATTATATTCCACGGAGGTAATGATCCTTCAGCAGCTTCAAATATTATAGACACAATTGTAGAAGCTACAACAGGAAATGGGACTGACTTTGGAGATTTAACTGTTGCAAGAGCAGGATGTGGAGCGGGTTGCGATTCAACAAGAGCAGTTCTTTGGGGGGCGATCGGTCCTAAAAATGTAATGGATTATATTACAATGGCTTCAACTGGTGATGCTACAGATTTTGGAGATACAGTTCATCAAGACATATATCACACGGCATTTGCTTCTCCTACAAGAACTGTAAAAGGTTCAGGAAGTGACACTGATAATATTGAATATGCTACAATTGCTACAACTGGTAATGGTGTAGATTTTGGAGATCTTAGTCATGGCCATACAGGTGGTGGAGGTGGATCTAATTCTACGAGAGGAGTATTTGGAGCAGGTTATGGATCTGGTCCAGAGAATGCAGATAGTGGGGGTTCACCCCATATAGAATATGTTACGATTGCAACTTTAGGTAATGCAACTAATTTTGGTGATGTTGATAGCGGGTGTAGATATATTGACGCATGTCATAATAATTTAAGAGTTGTCTTGGGAGGAGGTCAAATTGGGGCATCTCCCAGCAAAACCCCCACACTTAACTTGGAATATTTTGCAATTGCTACAACTGGTAATAGTGCAGATTTTGGAGATTTATCTGCTTTAAAAAGTAATATGTCAGGAGGTTCCTGTGCTCACGGTGGTTTGAATGGTGGAATTTAAGTATAAAATCTAGTATACTTTCTATATGAAAGAAGAATTATTACAGGTATTTCCAACGCCGATACTTATTACAAAGTATGAAGATGATTTAAGTAAAGAATTAAAGTACGTAGATAATTTACCTTATAAAGAACAAAAAGAAAATGCCAACTTTAAATCTACAGATTCTTATTTATTGGAAATAGAAGAATTAAAAAACATTAAGAATTTCTTTTATGAAAGTTTAAATAAGTATACTAAAAATGTATTTCAATCAGATCAAAGATTAGTGATTACTCAATGCTGGGCCAATAAAAATCCACCAGGTTCCTTGCATCATGAACATGTTCATCCTAATAGTATATTAAGTGGTGTTTTTTATTTAAAACAAGATAAAACATTACCTCCCATACAATTTGCTAAATCAGTACAAGGATCTATGAAACTTGATCCTAAAAAATATAACAATTTAAATTCAGAAACATTTTTAGTGCCTTGTGTAGATGGAGAGTTGTTATTATTTCCATCTAGCTTAAAGCATAGTGTGCCCACAAACAAGGGACACGAAACAAGGATTAGTTTGTCCTTTAATACATTTAGTATTGATGCACTAGGCAGTGAAAAAAATTTAACTCATTTAGATATAAGGAGGATAATGAATGAACACAATTGAAGATTATATATACGTAGAAAATCATATACCTGTAGAATTATGTGAAGCATTAATTGATGAATGCAACAAAAAAGAATGGAAAAAACATACTTGGAATAGCTATGCCACAGGAATTTCTAGTTCTGAACCTACAAAAGAGTTAGATGTAATGAACGGTACACAAGAACAACAGAATAAAATTACACCTTATCTAGTTAAAGCTTTAGAAGAGTACCAAATTAAACATACTTGGCCAGGAGAAAAAACCGAGGGACTTTTTCTTTCTAAATTTAGTCCCATAAGATTTAACAGATATGTTGTTGGAACTATGATGAGAGAACATTATGACCATATACATAGTATTTTTGATGGTAAAATGAAGGGAGTTCCTATAATATCTATCGTTGCAAATTTGAACGAAAACTATGAAGGAGCAGAATTTTATTGCAGAGGGAAAGAAATTCCATTAAAAACAGGAGATATACTTTTGTTTCCATCAACTTTCATGTATCCTCATGAAGTCAAGGAATCAAAGAAAGGTGTCAGATATTCATTTGTAAGCTGGGCCTTTTAATATTATAAGGGCTATATGCTACAAAAAATTAGAATTCAGCCAGGATTTAATAAACAAGTCACAGCAACAGGCGGCGAGGGTCAATGGGTTGGTGGTGACTATGTGCGTTTTAGATATGGCTCACCTGAAAAAATAGGAGGTTGGGCTCAATTAGGATCGGTTACTTTAACCGGCAGAAATACAGCATTACACCATTTTGTTAATTCCGATGGAATTAAATACGCTGCACTAGGTACAAACAGATTTTTATATGTGTATTCAGGAGGAGCTTTTTATGATATAACTCCTCTTAAAAGTACAACAACTTTAACTAGTGCATTTACAACAACAAATGGCGACGCTACAGTCACGATCACGTTTGCATCTTCTCATAACATTTCTAAATACGATATTATTCGTTGTGATAATTTTAGCACTATTACCGATTCTGATTTCAGTTCTTCTGATTTTGATGATGTCAATTTTATGGTGGCAACTGTCCCAAGCTCAACAACTATCACAGTTGAAATGGGATCCAACGAAAGCGGATCAGGAGCATCCACATCAGGTGGAGTAAGAGTTAAACATTTTTATAAAATAGGACCCGCAGTTGAAGAATCAGCTGCTGGTTGGGGACTTGGACTATGGGGAGGTACTGCATTAGGCGCAGGAACATCTACTTTAGATGGTGCATTAACAACTTCGTCAACAAGTATTGTATTAGACGATTCAGGATCATTTCCTTCTTCAGGAACAGTTGTAATAGACGATGAAAGAATTGCTTATACTGCAAACGATACTTCAACAGAAACTTTATCAGGATTAACTAGAGCTTCGGATAATACAACGGCTGCAGCACATTCTGATGGAGCAACGGTTACTGACGCATCAGACTATACGAAATGGGGTGCATCACAAACAGGTGACATTGTAACTGCACCTGGATTATGGCATTTAGATAATTTTGGAAATAAACTTATTGCAACGATTGCAGATGGTGCAACTTTTGAATGGAACTCCAATGCAACGGCTGCATCTTCTACTAGAGCAACTATTATTAGTAATGCACCAACGGCTTCACAATTTACTTTAGTTTCTACACCGGATAGACACTTAATTGCTTTTGGAACAGAAACTACAATTGGAACAACTTCTACACAAGATGACATGTTTGTTAGATGGTCTTCACAAGAATCATTAACCACTTGGACTCCAACTTCAACCAATACTGCTGGTACACAAAGACTTGCAGATGGTACAAGAATTGTCGGAGCGATAAGAGGTAGAGATGCAATCTATATTTGGACTGATACTGCTTTATTTATTATGAAATTTGTTGGTCCACCTTTTACTTTCTCGTTTCAACAAGTTGGTACTAACTGTGGATTGATTGGACAAAAAGCAGCTGTTGAAGTTGACGGATCTGCATACTGGATGTCAGAAAATGGTTTCTTTAGATACACAGGTCAGTTA